TAGACTCCACAACGCTGGCACTCTTGAGATTCCGGCAGGGCGGCTTCATCCGTCTCGACACTGATGAGCCGGAAGACGACTTCTTATACAAGCACCGCAAAAAAGCGGCGTACTATTGAGGACTCACATGGCTACACAGAAGTTTATGGGTAGGAATCAGTTGGTCGATCGACTTGCAGCACAGGTCGGCAACAAAGACACGGCGGTCGCCATACTCAAGAAACGTGGGCACATGAGAGACGACGGGACACTGACAGCAGCAGGACAAAAGCGCAACATGATGACTGCTGAGGAACGGGCGAAAGACCGTGCAGTAAAACGTACAGGTCACCCCGCAAAAGATTTCACATATTCAGCCCGTACCAATCGGGCAACTCTGAAGGACAGATGATGGCAACAAACAGCATGGTGAAAGGCTTATACGCCGCCCCTCAAGGACTCGACCAGTTGGGTGCAGAGGAGGAGCCAATTGAGGTGACGATTGAAGACCCAGAGTCAGTCGAGATTTCTGGCCCCGGCTTTGAGATAGAGATTGAGAAGACCGAGGATGAGAACGAGTTCAGTAAGAACTTGGCAGAAGAAATGGATGAGGGGCAGTTGGCATCCCTCGCCAGCACACTGATGCAGGACTACGACACAGATATCTCAAGCCGCAAAGACTGGATACAGACGTATGTGGATGGCTTAGAACTGTTGGGTATGAAGCTTGAGGAGCGCATGGAGCCTTGGCCCGGCGCTTGTGGCGTGTACCACCCACTGCTCACAGAAGCCGTGGTGAAGTTCCAAGCCGAGACCATGATGGAGACATTCCCCGCGAGTGGCCCCGTCAAGACCAAGATCATTGGCAAAGAAACCGCTGATACAAAGAAAGCTGCTGAGCGTGTTCAAGATGACATGAACCATCAGTTGACCGACGTGATGTACGAGTACAGGCCTGAGCATGAGCGCATGTTGTGGGGCTTGGGCCTTGCTGGTAACGCGTTCAAGAAGGTGTACTTTGACCCAGCACTGGGGCGTCAGGTGTCGATGTATTGCCCCGCTGAGGACGTGGTTGTGCCTTACGGCGCTTCAAGTTTGGAAGCGGCAGAGCGTGTGACCCACGTGATGCGCAAGACCGAGAACGAAGTCAAACGACTCCAGCACGAGGGATTCTATCGAGACATTGACTTGGGCAAACCCAACAATGTGATGGATGAAGTGGAGAAGAAGATTGCTGAGAAGCTGGGCTTCAGAGCCTCTCAAGATGATCGCTTCAAGCTCTTGGAGATGCAAGTTGAGCTGGACTTAGAAGGCTACGAGCATACCGACGAGGATGGTGAAGAGACAGGCATTGCGCTGCCGTACATCGTGACGATTGAAAAGAGTTCAGGCGAGGTGTTGGCAATTCGCAGAAACTGGAGGCCGGAGGATGAAGACTGTCACAAGCGTACTCACTTTGTGCATTATGGCTACATTCCGGGTTTTGGCTTTTACTGTTTTGGGCTTATTCATCTTATTGGCGCTTTTGCCAAGTCTGGTACTTCTATCCTTCGTCAACTTGTGGATGCTGGCACTTTGTCAAATCTCCCCGGGGGTTTCAAGACGAGGGGCTTACGCACCAAAGGTGACGACACACCTATAAGCCCCGGAGAGTTTCGGGACATGGACGTTCCAAGTGGCTCTCTACGCGACAACATCATGGCGCTGCCGTACAAGGAGCCGAGCCAAGTTCTGGCTGCGTTGCTCAACCAGATCATCGAGGAAGGCCGCAAGTTTGCTGGCGCTGTTGAGTTGCAGACGTCTGACATGTCTGCACAGGCTCCAGTGGGTACGACTCTGGCGATTCTGGAGAGACAACTCAAAACGATGTCTGCTGTTCAGGCGCGCATCCATTACTCGATGAAGCAAGAGTTCAAGCTCTTGAAAGAAATCATCCGCGATTACACCCCCGAGGAGTATGACTACGAGCCTGTTGATGGCGGCAGAAAAGCCAAACAGTCTGACTACGACTTGGTGGACGTGATTCCAGTCAGTGACCCCAATGCAGCGACGATGGCCCAAAAGGTTGTCCAGTATCAAGCGGCATTACAGCTGGCGCAAACCGCGCCACAGCTGTATGACCTGCCTTTGCTACACCGTCAGATGCTCGACGTGCTGGGTATCAAAAACTACCAGAAGCTCGTGCCGATGGCAGAAGACATGAAACCGCGCGACCCTGTCACTGAGAACATGAACATCTTGGCAAACAAACCAGTCAAGGCGTTCATCTATCAAGACCATCAGGCTCACATTGCTGTTCACATGGCGGCGATGCAAGACCCGAAAGTGCAGTCAATTGTGGGCATGAACCCGCAGATGGCGCAGCAATTGCAAGCGGCGATGATGGCTCACGTATTCGAGCATTTGGGTATGGAGTACCGCAAGCAAGTTGAGCAAACAATGGGTCAAGCCTTACCTCCCTACAACGAGGAGAAGGACGAGGAACAAATGTCTCCAGAGATGGAAATCCAAGTTTCTCAGATGGCTGCGCAAGCATCTCAACAGTTGCTCCAGCAGAACCAGCAAGAAGCGCAGCAGCAGAAGAATCAGCAGATGCAGCAAGATCCGCTCATTCAGTTGCAGCAACAAGAGTTGCAGATCAAGCAACAAGACCTCCAGCGCAAGTCTCAAAAAGACATGCAGGATATGCAGGCCAAGATGGCTCAGATCCAAGTTGAGTTGAAACGTATTGAGGCCAATCAGGAAACTGAAGGAGCCAAGCTTGCATTGCAACATCAGAACAACGAGATTGAGCGAGAAGCCAAGCAACAAGCAGATGGGTTCCGTATGGGCATTGAGATGACCAAACACAGGGAACAGATGAGTCAACAGGCTCAAAGAAAGCAACCAACTAAGAAAGGAGACTGATGTACGAACTTATGAAATTTGGTGGCATTGTCACCGAAAAAATTGATGCGCAGATCAAATATATCGAGGAGTCATTGGCAGCCAAATCTGCCAAGAGCTACGAGGAATATTGTGAGCAGTGTGGGGTTGTTACAGGTCTACTCACCGCGCGTCGATTCATCACAGACCTGACAAAAAACTTGGAGAACTCAGATGAGTGAAACCCTTGACCTTACGCGGGCGGTCGATTTATCGGCTGTACTGCATAAGAACGCGGAAGAAAAAGCACGGCAACTGCCTAAGCCCTCGGGCTACAAAATCCTGTGTGCGATCCCTGAGCAGGAGAAAGAGTACGACGGAGGCATCATCAAAGCTGATGAGACCATCCGCAACGAGGAAACTCTCACCACAGTTCTATTCGTGGTTGACCTCGGCCCTGACTGTTACAAAGACGAAAAACGCTTCCCAAGCGGCCCTTGGTGTAAGAAGGGTGATTTTGTTTTGGTACGACCCCATTCAGGCACAAGACTTGTAATCCATGATCGTGAATTCCGCATCATCAACGACGATACAGTCGAAGGTGTTGTAGAAGATCCTCGTGGCGTTCGACGCAAATAAGGAGGAATCATGGCTACACAATTTGAAGAATACAAATTCCCACACGAAAGAGACTCCAAAGACGAACTGGACGTTTCTGTGGAGGGCGACGACGAAGATGAGGTCAAGGTAGAGATTGTTGATGACACTCCTCCTGAAGACCGACATGTTGAACCGTTGCCAGAAGACATCAAAGACGAGCTTGAAAAAGTTGATGAGTCTGAGGAGTACACAAACAACGTCAAGACAAAGTTCAAGCAGTACAAGAAGGCTTGGCACGACGAGCGTCGGGCAAAAGAGGCTGCTTTCCGTGAACAGCAAGAGGCGCTGAGACTGGCGCAAAACATCCTAGACGAGAACAAAAAGTTAAAGTCTATGATACAAACTGGTGAAAAAGAGTTAATCTCTACTTACCAGACTTCTGCTGAAATGGAAGTTGACAAAGCTGAACGGAACTACAAAGAGGCTTATGACTCTGGAGACTCCGAGAAGCTTTTGGCGGCCCAGAAAGAGCTAGTTCGTGCTGAGATGAAGCTTGATAAAGCAAAAAATTTCAGGCCTACTGTACAAAACCAAGAAAATGATGTACAAACTAGCCAAACCACTCCACCTCAAGCACAGCAGATGGATCCAAAGGTTGCAAACTGGGTGTCCAGAAACCCTTGGTTTGTAGACCAAAACAAGCGTGCAATGCGCAAGTACGCTGAAGGAGTCCACGAGGAGCTTGCTGAGCGGTATGGTAGAGGATTCATCGGTACTGACGAGTATTACTCCAGTATCGACAAAGAAGTTAAGAAGCGGTTCCCAGAAGAATTTGCTTCACCTTCTACAAACGATGAGGGAAAACCTCAGCGTACAAAGCCAGCCACTGTCGTGGCCCCAGCCAAGCGCAGCACTGCCTCCAAACAGGTCGTGTTGAGTAAATCTGAAGCCAATCTGGCGAAGAAACTTGGTTTAACTAACGAGCAATATGCTCGTGAAAAAATGAAAATGGAGGCCTAAGATGGCAGTAGCAAACGAAAGCAGATTACAACGCGAGATGAGTAGCCGTGCAATGCAGGAACGCCCCACGCAGTGGCGTCCAGCGGAGTTGCTACCGGAGCCTGATAAAGACCCGAACTACGCGTACAGATGGATTCGGATTTCTTTCAACGGTCGTCGTGACCCCAAAAACTTCTCCGCGAAAATGCGTGAGGGCTGGGAGCCGGTAGCCATTGAAGAACAGCCGAAGTTTCAACTGCTAGTTGATCCTGATAGTCGTTTCAAAAACAATATCGAGATTGACGGGTTGTTGCTCTGCAAGACACCTATTGAGTTTGTAAAACAGCGCGAGTCGCATTACCAGCGTCAAGCCAGCTCTCAAATAGATGCCGTGGACAACAGCTTAATGCGTCAGAGTGATTCGCGGATGCCCATCTTCAAAGAAGGAAAATCCACGACAAGCTTTGGCAAAGGCACTTAATCTTTTTGGAGCTTAAAAATGGCATATCCGACTGTTTCAGCCCCCTACGGGCTAAAGCCGATCAATCTGATTGGCGGACAGGTGTTTGCCGGAGCAACTCGACAGCTCGTCATTGCGAATACTACTGGCACCGGTTACGGTACCAGCATTTTCTATGGCGACGTTGTCAAACTTGTTTCTGGTGGCACTCTTGAGAAAGACACTGGCACATCTACCGCGACCCCTGTGGGCGTGTTCTTAGGCTGCCAGTACATCAGCGCAACTACCGGCCAACTCACGTTTGGTCAGTATTACCCCGCAAGTTTGTCTGTTAAAAGCGGCACAAATATTGTGGCTTTTGTAGCCGATGATCCTGACCAACTGTTCAAAGTTGTGCTGGTTTCTGGCACAACCGCAGACGGTGACGGTTTGACTCCAACTTTCTTGGGTCGTACCGTGATTGGTTCAAACGCTGCTTTGGTGCAGAACACAGGTTCGACAACTACTGGTGACTCTACTGTTGGTATTTATACCGCAGCTGGCGCTACCACAACCCCGAGCTTGCCAATTCGCATCATCGACGTTGTGCCTGATACGGCTAATTCCAGTGGCAATTTCTGCGAAGTCATTGTCAAATGGAATGCCCCGTACTTCACTCTTGCTGAAGGAACACCGAATACCATTACTTGGGCAGGTGGCCATCAGTATCTCAATCCGCTTGGCGTTTAATTAAGGAGCATATAAATGGCTATTTCACGCGCACAACTGCTGAAAGAGTTGCTCCCCGGCCTGAACGCTTTGTTCGGTGTTGAGTATGCAACGTATGGCGAAGAACACAAAGAGATCTACGAAACCGAGACCTCTGAGCGTTCATTCGAGGAAGAAACCAAGCTGTCTGGCTTCTCAGCCGCACCAGTCAAAAACGAAGGTTCTGCCATCGCTTATGACAATGCGCAAGAGGCATGGACTGCACGCTATAACCACGAAACCATCGCTTTGGGTTTCTCGCTGACCGAAGAGGCCATCGAAGATAACTTGTATGACAGCTTGTCTGCTCGTTACACCAAAGCTCTGGCTCGCGGTATGGCTTATACCAAGCAAATCAAGGCTGCTACAGTTTTGAACAACGGCTTCAGCTCCAGCTACCCCGGTGGCGACGGTCAAGCTCTGTTCAGCGCTTCTCACCCCTTGGTTTCTGGCGGCACCAACAGCAACATTCCATCTACCCCCGCTGACTTGAATGAAACTTCGTTGGAAAACGCAGTTATTCAGATCGCCCAGTGGACTGACGAACGTGGCCTGTTGATCGCTGCCAAGCCTAAAAAGCTGGTGATCCCTGTCCAGTTGCAATTCGTTGCAACACGTTTGTTGGAAACCGAACTCCGCGTCGGCACCAATGACAACGACATCAACGCAATCAAGAACAACGGTTCTATCCCCGGTGGTTACACTGTAAACCACTACTTGACAGACCCGAATGCTTGGTTCTTGACTACTGACGTGCCTAACGGTATGAAGCACTTCGTCCGCACCCCGCTGTCTAACAGCATGGACGGCGACTTCGACACCGGTAACGTGCGTTACAAGTCTCGTGAGCGTTACAGCTTTGGCTGGTCTGATCCCCTCGGTATGTGGGGCTCTCAGGGCGCTTGATGATAAGGGGGCCTTGTGCCCCCTTTTCTTTTGGTGTATATTGCAACCATTCCGGGGTTCCCGGTGTATCTGACAGTCCCGGCTGACGACATGCAGACAGATACGCCCCACTTGCATGTAAGGAATCCCTCTCCC